CATTGATGTGGTATTCCATATCCTCGCGCTGCTCCTCATCGGTTATGCCGGTTCTGTCGCAATATTCCTGAATTTGAAACCAGGAAATCTGCCCTACCCCGCCGAAGCCTATTTGTCTACACGTACTGAGGCGGTCGAATGCCTCAATATAAATTCTCAATCCTGGCAACAAAACCGGGGCGTTCTTTATTGCCTTTGGTAATTCGGCGCCATCCTGCACGCACTGCTTGATGATTGTTTTCTCGGTTTTGCCCTGCTTTAACTGATAAAGCAGGACATCCGTTAGTTTTTTGCGTCTGCTTCTTTATCTGCCGCCCGGAACAACCGCATTTTGTTTGACTGGATTTGGATATCAGCAAACAGATCTGGCAACGCGGCAAACGTATTAATCACGTTTTCTTCGGTGTATGGCAAAATGGAGCCATCAGGCGCTTCAATGCCCTGCTTCCATTTTTCCTTGTCATCCTTGACTTCCCAGTTCAGCACCACAGCTTTCGCGTAGAGCTGTCGGCTGATTTCGCGCTCTTTCTCCACCGGAAGAATTTCCTGCTCGATCAAGCGGCGAACAGGCTTTGTCAGGATTTCGTGAGTGCGCACAAATTTATGGTTCGCGCTACCGGCGCGTGCCACGGTCACTCGGAATTGACCGTAATCCAGCACAATCCCTTTTTTCTCAAGTTCTCTGTCGGTTGAAAATTGTTTGTACATGCCGCTCATAAGTAAATGTCCTATTAAGTGATAAAAGTCATGAATCCAAATTAAAGCCAAAGCTTGTTTTTAAACTTTCGCTACATCAGGCAAGTAATCAAAAAACATGATTGCCGCCGTGTAATCCATACTGGTTGAGATACTTGCCGCGGTTGCTGCATCCATCGACAAAGGCAGTTTCACAGCCTCATCCAGCTTGATATCCGGATTGCCGCCACCGAGCGATATCAATGGCAGATCAATAACAACCCCCGCATTGTTTTTTACAATCACCACATCGATTGTCACGTCAGAGTTATTGCGTATCGCGGCGATTGCCGAAACGTCGGTGAAATAAGCTGTCATGCTGCCGCTCACAGCAAACGTACCGGCAGAAATATCGAACGATCCCAAAACACCCACAGCCTTCGATTGCTTGAGGTTATTGTTGATTTCGAGCTTCAAGTCGGTCAGATAAGCGAACATTGGCGAAGGCGCTTCGTCGCTTGAGGACACAAGTGACATTTTCATGCGCTTTATGTCGGAACTTGTGTTGTACGCATCGGCTGATACAAGCGTTGGTCTATCACCGCTTTTCAATCCAGTGGGACCGTCAACCGTTTGCGCATCGGTAGCCATGAAAGACATGCTTGATGTGATCTTCGTGGCGGTCCCAATATCCAGGCTGAATTGGTTCGGGATGGCTCCGATAACGTACATGCCTTGAATCTGTGACGGGCTGCCGGTATCTGGCGCACCAAGGCTTACTTCTGGCTGGTACGTTTTACGAACGATGCTGGCGCCGGTTTCATTTTGCAGTTTGCGTCCGAACCAGATTCGGATAGTTTTACCTGATCCGTTGTCCGTAACCATCGCTGAGGCCGATTTGTCGAATTCAATAGCGTTTGCGGCGATTGACCGCACTCGCTTCCAGCCGTTATTTGCCGCAGTTGCGAAGTTATTCCCAGCAGCATCACCGCCGAAATACACCCACTCGCCAACAGATAGACCGAGCTGCGTCAAATCCTTTGTGGAGGTAACAAGCTTCGGCAGCGTGCCGGATGCATCAATCGTGGCATCTGCTGATCCAAATTGAAAACCTACAACAACAAGCTTGCTATCCGTTGGCGGCGATGCTTCTGCGGTGAGTGTTTCTGCCACTGCAATCGAGGTATTGAGAGTCACCGTAGTGATACGATGAAGGCCGCTATTCCCGGTATTGGTGAATCCCGATCCATAAACCAACGAGCCAACATATAACCCCGTAGTGCTTGCCAACTCATAGGTGTCATCACCGGCATTCACTGTCACCGATGGAATATCGGTTCGCTCCGCCTTGGTGCGGTAATTTGCGAAGAAAACACCCTGCAGGATGTTCTGGTGACTGGTTTGGGTGAAGTCAGAACTAAATCCGAAATCGGCCTCAAGATCAACAACAACGCCTTTTTTACGTTGCCGTCCATCCGTGATCGGATTTCGTACCAGTGTCGATATTTTCGCGCCCAGCGCAGAATAATCGTTCGGCTCATACTGATTCCAGATCGGAGTACCCGGCAACACACCAATCGAGCTTTCGTCAGCAATCCGCAGCCCGGTAATATTGCTGTCGATCTTATTAACATTCGTTGTCATTTAGCACCTCCGTCATTAAACAATTTCGTCGTATTCAAACTCTGCGGTTACCGTTACCAGGAACCAATTACCGTGAATCCCGCTTTCCTTGATCTGGATTGCTCTGAACCGCACGCTGTCGATGGCCTTGCCGAGAAAGGCCAATTCAACGATCCTGGCAAGCGTGTACGCTGCTTGTGTGCCTTCGCCGCTTGGCGTATAAATTTCACAAACAAGCTGGCCTTTTCGCTCCCAAATTCTTTTTCCATCCACGCCCGGCAGAGAAACCTGCCGCCCGGTTTTATGTGCAATCCGGACAAATGCCCATGGATTGCCTTGTTTCATTGGCTCCGTGTCAGGCTTCTTGTTTGGCCAAACGACCGGATAAGTTGAGTTAACCGCCCAAGCCGTATTGAATGCGCCGTACACCGTATCAGTGGCTTGCTGTTGCGTAGGCATCAGCTGTTCACTCCGATGTAGTAAAGCAGCGTCAAATCAGCCGGTTTAATCTTCTCGATAAAAGTTATCTTGAATTCCTGCTCGCCATCTGTGACAAGCTGGTATTGGTCAAGCCCTTCCGGGTTTATGTCACCTGGCTCGACGATGTAAACGCTTTTTGCCTCCCCGTATAATTCAATGGCCTCAGAACGCATGCCTAGACTGCCAGCGGAACTAATTGGCACATTTACTGCATAAACGCTAACAGAGTCTGTTTTCCACTGATTCCTTGGGTTATTTGTTGGCAGCCATGGTTTGTTGGCGTCTGCGCTATCTGGATCAAGGCTTGATAGCGTTATCTGCCGACCTTTGGCGCGGATTTTTTCTTTTACCTTGGAAAGTCTGGCGGCGTAGTCCATTACACGTACACCCGCGTTATTCCGGAACCAAGAATGAAGCACGCCATAAGCGCATCAGCTTTTGGATATGGTCTTTTTGTCAGGTATCCGGATTGGTATTTTTTGGTTTCTTTGATCGGCCCGGTTTCGTCCGATTCTTCAATAACAACTTTCCCGCTGCTTTCGATTGTCGGGTTTGGCATTAATGATTGACTGAGCGATATCAACGCATACTCAGCCGTTGCGCGCTCAAGCCGTTGCGGAATACCGGTTAATGCCCTGCCCTCGTTGTCATAAACATTCAGTCGCGGGAACAGAAGCGCTTGAGTGTCAGGAAATTCCAGCGAACCTTTCAGCAAATCCCCCCAGCGGATATCAATGTATTCGGTAGCCGCGATCAAAGCCGCTTCTTTCGCCGAATTTGCACCGGTCCATGCAGCGACACTTCTTGCCGTGAAGTAGGCATCGGCATCAGCAAGACTCAAATATGACTGAGCATTGCTTTTGCCGGTACCGTCTTCTGTGACAATTGCCATTTATCACGCGCCCAGTGCGTTAATTACACATTAACCGTGGTTTTTGCCGGTTGCACTGCTCGCGGATCGACCTTGCGTGCGGCCGGTCTTTGATCAATTGGCGCCCGGGTATCAAGCTGCCTAATCAATTCCAGCGCATTCGTGCCATCGCCAAGCAACTGATTGCGTCTAGCAACCTTCTCAGCACGCTTGCGCGCCTCACGCTGCAAGTAATACTGAATGTCAGAGATTGGGCCGCCATTCTCAGATTTGCTTTTTTCGATAATCAGCGCATCGACAGCTTTGGTTTTCTCAGCAACCAGGCGGTTGATTTGGTTCTGAGCATCGACAGCCTCATTCAAATCATCCTGGGCGCGAGCAATTTGCGCGTCGATGGACATATCAAGCGGTTCTTCTTCCGCTTTTTTGGCCGCCTCATCTGCCTTGGCTCTTTCCGAAGCCTCCGTTTCTGCTGCCGCTTTAGCGGCTGCTTCTGCGTCAGCTTTCGCCTTGGCTTCGGCTTCCGATACGCCTAAAGGCTCTTCAATCTTGATTGGAGCGTCTTTGTCGGTTGTTTTTGGTGGCATGATTAGTCGTCTCCCAGGACCGTGTACAGAACTTCAACATAACCATTGGCCGTGAAATCAGCCGCGCCGGAAATAGCAGCGTCATCAATAAGCAAGTTGAAGTAGAAAATAACGTCAGCCGCAGTGTTGTCATGGATAACGCCAGTGGTGCTTGTGCTTGTCACCAAGCGTACATTGGGCGACACTTTGGCCGTTGCCGCACCAAGGGATGTGCTTGCCACCAGATTCACTTCTGAGCCGGATAATGTTCCGTCCGATGTTGATCCGGTACCAATCGAGATATCACCGTCGAATGTTGCAGTGATGTCGGCATCCGAAGTGGTTAAAGTTATGTACCCAATCGCGCCATGGATCAAGACATTGCCTTCAGGAAGCCTGAAAGCTTCAGCACTCCCGTAACCTGGCGCGCCGTCAACAACAGAGATTGTTTTATTAACAATCCTGAATAATTGCCGGATCATGGCCTGCCGCTTGTTACCGATAGGCCGCTCAGCGCTGCGTCTACGTCCTTTTGTCATGATTAATCCTCGCTATAAAGTGAAATTAAAAAGCGCCGCTCAAAGCTCTTACGCTTCGCGCGTGATTAATCGTGCAATCTTTATTTGCTTGCGCTCAGGGAATACGCGCTGCCAAGAACCGGCTGCCGCAAGGTTGTTACTGGTTGCCGCGTTGGTAGGGCCGCCGGTTGGCGCTGTACCGGCATACTTGCAGCCGACTGGGTGAATAATCCATTCCCAGCGATGAATCAGGCTTTCTTGACCACCACCATTACCTGCAAGCGGCAAACGATAGGTTTCCATAGGTACGCGCGCATTTCCTTGACCCAAACGAACAGCGCCGCGACCGAATAGCCAGGTGTTGTATACGCCGGTAGAAACTGGCATCGAGTCATCAACAATAACGATCATGCCGTTGAAAGTCGGGATGTTATAAACGCCCTCAGAATCCGGAATCATGTCGATCAGGTTGTTTTTCTGCATACGGCCATAAATAACCGAGTGAACGCAGATCAAACCTAAATCCTGCATGCTGTCACCCATGGTGAGCTTGGCATCAATGACGGCTTCTGCAGAGAAGTTTGTCACGCCGTCGGTGAACGATGAGCCGCTGATATCAACGGTCATGTCGTTTTGGACGTGCTCAGAACCGGAAGGAGCCGCAGCGTTATCAGCAAACACACCTTTAACAGTCGCAATGAATGCATCCTGCAATCTGCGCGCCCGGTAAGCCGATGCTCTGGCGATTACGCTCTGCAATGGATCGGCGCCAGCAATATCAGAGGATAAATCCATTGACGACCAAACCGCGTTGCGTGACAAGCGCACCTGAATTTCTTCGGAGGTGGTCACTTTTGATGGCGTTGCGCTTGTGCCGTCGTCATCGCTAGAGATGTTGTCTGCATCATCCGGCAAATCTCTGAAAGATGGCGACTCGAATGTTTTGCCGCCACCGGCAAGCGCTTGATCCAATGCTGTATCAGGCACCAATACGCCAGACTGCACCAGGCGGGATTTGACTTCGGTTTCTTGCTGGATATACGGAAGGTACTGTACTGGGATAACTAGGTCAGCTAGTTTTGTGACTGCCATGGCTTCTGTCTCCTATTGGCGAGCAATTCGATAAATCGAAGCAGGCTCACCACGGAGACTTGCTTCACGGAATATTTGTGCATCCCATGATGCGTATAAAGCCTTCGTCTAATTAGATTTTCTCATCACGATCGAATCCAATTAGAGATTCACTATAAATATTAATACTGAAAATTTAATATATCAAGCTTTATTTATACTGTATTGATTTATCATAAGCATTGCTTATGCTTAAATGATGCAATAATTTATTTTTGTGTTGACATATAGAATTAACATGTGTACGATTATGCTTATAGTTTCAATTAAACAGAAAACCGGACTGACGGAATCAGGAACCTAAACTGGAGAGTTAAAATGACAAGACAAGCAACCAAAGAAGATTTCAAACAAGGCGCAATCCTTCAAGCAAGCTTCGGTGAAGTAAGAATCCTCAGAAAATATGACGACGGAATTTGGGAAGCAAGAGTTCCGGGCGGTATTACATGCATATCCGAATCTGAGGCAAAGTTTTATCAAATCGAAGACACCCAAGTAACGCAGCAAGATAATCAAAAACAATCTAGCAGAGTCTCTACGGATGTAGCCAAAGAAGTGGCCAGCATAATCCTAGCGCAACTCGGTGGCAGTAAATTCATGGCGATGACAGGGGCAAGAAACTTCCTCGCGCTCAATGATGGCAACGGCGGCATACGCTTCAACCTTCCAAGATTCTCAGGTTTAAAGATAAACCTTATCGAAATAGCTCTGAATGGATCTGATTTGTACGATGTGAAATTCAGCAGAGTGCATGGCCTTACTTTGAAAGAAATCAGCAGTCACACTGACATTTATTTTGATCAGTTGAGAGAGCTATTTGAAAGCGAAACCGGTTTAAGAACTTCACTGTAAGGGGATTAAAATGAGATCATCAACAGCACATGCACTGGCAGAATTGAACGCCACTGGTCAAGATTTTGAATGGTATCCAACAACAAACGAAATA